CAATCCTCTATCATTTGAAAATATTCTATATGGGACCAATGTTAATCCTTTAACAAGTTCTTTTTGTAATTTAACAATTTCTTTTTTCTTAAGTAATAACTTTCTATCTCGCAATGGTTCGTGAGTGTACGCCATTTTATATTCTGGAATATTCATTCCTTTAACTACTAACTCGTTATTAATAAAAAAACAATAAGCATCAACTAATGACACTTTACCACTACGAATTGATTTAACTTCAGGACCAACCAATTTTATACCAACAATCAAAGTTTCGATAAATGAATATTCGAACTTAACTTTACGATTTATTATGCTGATTTGAGTCCCCATAAAGCAAAGATAGTGATTAAAAATTAAAAACCCTAACAATTTTTACACTGTTAGGGTTTAATTATTAACCAACTCAAGAAAGGGGGTCGTTGGGGCTTTGTAGGATATAAATATATTAAACTTTTCAAAAAGAAAAACTATTTTTAAAATTTTATTATAAAAACTTAAGATATTTATTAAATATGATAATAAAAATTAATAACAATAAGTTTAAAGTTAAAACAGTTATTACACCAAAAGATACTGAAAGTGGTATGATGGGTAAAAAATTTGACAGTTCCTATAATGGTATGTTATTTTTAATGGATGACGGTGAACATTGTTTTTGGATGAAAAATTGTATTATCCCGTTAGACATTATTTTTATTGATAGTAATACCATAACTAAAATACACCATAATTGTTCCCCATGTACGACAGATGAATGCGTTAATTACTGTGGTGAAGGTGATATAATTTTAGAAATTATGGGGGGTAACGCAAAAAAATTAGGATTACAAATCGGTGATGAGGTTAATTTTTAACCTTCATTAATTTTAGACTGTAACACATTTACCAATTCTTTTTGAACCATTTTAGTAAACTTCACATAAGGAGAATCATCTGACTCAGCATTATACTTGTACTTTCCAGCTGGCGGTCTTTTAGACCTACCTAAATAACTAAGCCCCGAAATGTTCGTGATACATTTATGACCACCACTATTAGCTTGAATTAAATCCCAAGCATTAATTGTGACACCATCTAACATTTTCATTTCTTCCTCGCTTAATTCAGTAAAAGGAATTTCCATCATTTTACCAATTTGAGTTAAATGTTCTTTACCATTCTCCATTGTTTTAAAATTGTTACCATATAACGCAACAAAATCTTTAAACGTAAACCCAACTGATTCAGGACCAAATCCTTTTGAACCTTCAGAAATCCATTTAATTGTTGATAACGGTATTTGTCTTTCTTGTAATTGCGTTTCCCATTTAGCAAGTACTTCCTGAGCAATCTCACCTAAGTTAACACCTTTTAACTCACGTTCTTTTTTATAAGGATTACAAGACGCTTGAACTAATCCTAATGGCCAAGCAATAACTAAGAAATCAGCATCAGGGTTATTTTTGAAGGGCGTGTATCTATCATAAGAACCAGGTTTCATCATACTACCACCCCCGTATTGAACAATAATGTTACCTTCAATTTTAACATTATGGTGGTTTTTCATTTGGTCAATATAACCTTCTTTGTTTTTCTGTAATTCGGGTACGGTAGCGTAACCTTTTTCAATCATGATTCTTTTTATGTTAGTAACAAGATTCATAAGTGATGGGGTACCAACCATAACAAGTTCTTCTAAAAACCCTGGTTTATTTTTAAACGCCAATAATAACTTATTAGCAACTAAACCTAAGGCAGTTTTGTTTTTACCCAAAGATTTATCTTTATCTAATTTGAATAAATAATTTATTACTTGGTCAACCGTTACTTCGTTCGCCGCGTAGTTAGCTGAGTCAACCATAGATATTAATTGAATATCTTCAGGTGAGAATATTTCATTAGGTGATACCACCTGGGATATTGTTTCAACATTTGAACGTGAACTTCTAAATGAAGTGGATTTAGTATCTTCCGCCCCCGCTTGTCTATCGTGGTGGTCTGTATGGATAACAAACATTGGTTTACCATGAGCAAAATCCACAAGTACTGGCATAATGTCACCTTGAGCATCATTCTTCTTTACCGAGAACTCTTTATCCCCGTATTGAATAACGTGAGCATCAACAACTTTAATACCATTGTCTTCAAGGTATTTTTTCATCGCAAGTGCAGTTGTTACGCCATCCAAATCTTGGTGAAAATAAATTTCAGCATTAGAATAACGTTTAGCTAACTTATTGATATCTCTGATACCACTTTCTTTTAGTAAGTTTTTCATACTAATGCTTTTCCCCCACCTAATAGTGAACCGATTAATGATGTGAATGCATCTGTTTTAACCGCAGTTGATGCTGATTGTTTTGCAGTAGACAATGATGGTAACTCGGACGCTACAGTAGTTTGTGTTGTTTGTCCTGAGGCGAACTCCTGATTCCATAAATTTTGTGATTCGGGTAATTGAGCGTATTGTTCATACTGTTTTTCAACGTCAGGGTACATTTTTTCAAGCTCATCAGGACCAACAAAATTTCCAACGCCTAACCAATCTAAAAACCCCGCATAAAATTTAGTTCTTTTCATCAAAGACCTTGTTGCAGGATTACCACCAAAAATTCTAGGAACCCCCGCATAAAATTTAGCACCTAAACTTGCATCCGATTTCATAAAACTTAACCAACTATTTTTTCCAGTACCTAAATCTCTAAACCCTCTGAAAGATTGGTCTTTACTCATTTGTTTTAATAATTCCTCTTTTTCAACAGCGCTTAACGCCTTTTCACTTTTTACAATACCTTTACCAATTTCAGTTCCCGCTTTCATTTCTTTTCCGGCTTTACCAAAAATTTGAACGTACTCTTCAATAACTTTTACTAAACCAGAACCTAACAAAGGAACTCGGCCAATAGACCCTTTTAAAGCGGTCACTAATTTCTCACCCCAAGTTGGAGCAGTCTCAACCATCTTAGCAATAGGTCCACCAGCTCTTTTTGCCGTACCAGCAATTTTAACGGCATCGCCAGTTAAAGTTGCTGCTTTAAACGCTTTAGCGGCTCCACCACCTAATTTCATAACACCAATGACAGGTTTAGCGATAAGGTCACCTAAATAAGGGATTGCCGAAACAAATGAAAGAATTGCATATAATTTATCACCTTGTCTCCAATAACTAATACCATTAACAATATCAACAATACCTGTTGGGTCAAAGATACCGACAACATCACCAAGAGTATTATACCATTTAGATTCTTTTATTAACTTGGTTTGTTCAGGGTATATTTTTTTTGCAAATTCAAAAACAAATATTTTATCTTCTTTAGATAATTTGTTCCATTTTTCTTCAAGAATCTTATATTGTTCCTCTTTATAAATTTGAAATATCCTATCTTTTAATTCAGACTCATTAAGTTTCATTCCTTTCATGTGTATTTTTTATAATAAATATCATGAAAACAAAAAAGGGGATATTAAATTCCCCTATTTATTAAATTCTAATTTAAGTTGTTTTTTCTTATCCACAAAAGATTGTATTCGTTTACGAGAAATCTCAGCGTAGTCAGGACTTAGTTCTATACCTATCCATCGTCTATCTAATATTTCCGCAGCAACGCATGATGTCCCGCTACCCGCAAATGGGTCAAGAACTACATCGTTTTTGTAGGACAATATTTTAATCGCTTTTGTTGGTATGTCCATCGAGAAAGTTGCCTTGGTGAGTGATTTAGTATCTGCAAAGTAATTCCACTGACCAAATACAAGTTCCATAAACTCTTTCTTATCTTTTTCCTCATACACAATTTTTTTCTTTAATGTCCCATCTTCCTGTTCAATCTCAGTTGGGACTCCTTTCCACTCTGGTTCACCTTTAACTTTTTTAATGTGTTGTTTTTTATAAGCTAATATTACACATTCTTTTGGATTATAAATATATGGAGAACTGGGACTCATCCAAGAACCCCATGCGGTTGTCTTACTTCTGTGTGGCGAATCTTCTTCTAAATCCACAATTCCAAAGAATTTAAATCCAACCTCTTTCATTATTTGATAAAATTCTGAAACAAAAAATACTCTACCTCCTCTATCTTGAACATTCACTTCGTAGGGAATGTTAATTGAGACTCTACCGTCATCTTTAATCAATCGGTAAGTTTCTGTTAACCATTCTCTTGTCCAACCCCAATATTTATCCATAGGTAAGTCATCTATGTGGGTGTCATATTTAATTCCGCAATTATATGGTGGTGATGTCACAACCAAATCAATACACCCATCAGATAATGTTTTCATTACCTTGATACAATCTCCATTTATTATTTTTCCTGTTTCCATAATTTTTAAATTCCTGCCGTTAAATGATAACTAAATCCTTTACTAGTTGTATCACCATATGATTTATAAATTTCATATGATTTTTCATCATATATAATTTCATTTACTACTTCGACTCTACAACCAACATCATAGACTTTTAATCTTAATTTATCAATATCAAAATCTTCTTCAAGTGGTATATCATAAATTACTTGTTCACCTTTACAATAATTTTCAACAATTAAAAAAGCTTTATTACTACAATATTTTTCTTCGTAATCAATTTTTTTTATATCCAAAACTTCTGTTTCATAAACAACTTTTCCATCCTCATCTTCAACTCTTAAAATAAATGAATCCGCAAAAGGCCCCATAATAGATTCGTTTGGCGAATCAAGGAAACTTTCAACTTCTAATATTTCACATATATCGTCGCATTCCATCTCATCTAATTCTACCCCGTTATCACGAAAAGTTTCGTATTGTTTTGTGTTTAATTCAAATGGGTAAAGTTCTGCTCCTTTACCAGCTAAAATAATTTTGTAGTATTTCATATTATTATATCAATTAAAATATCCATCACTAACACAGTTATTAACACTATTGCAACAACAATTAAAATTCCCATTACTATCATCATTTGCGTATCAATTTTAAAATTAATACCACATTCAATAATAAACTTACATACACTAAACTACCTATCATATCTTATTTTTTTTTAATTAAACTATTTCTGTAATTATTTGAGCTAATTTATATCCTGCAAATGCTCCTCCCGCAGCTGAACCAGGTAGAACGATAAACTTACCTAAAATTGTATCATATTTTTTTCTGTTGACAATGTACGAAATTAAAACGTAATACAAAATATAATTTATTAAAACTAAAAAGTCCAATTCTTTTGCAACAAACACAACAATAGAATTACCTAAAAACCCCCACATAAAATTAATAAAAGTTTCTCGTAGTAATTCACTTGGTGTTGTGATTGCGTCTAAAACTGAAATTTCTTTACTGAGTCCTGTTTTATTTTTCGATGTTTTCGATATGGTGTTGGAGGTACCAAAGTCCTTTTCTGAGGTCTTCAAGTTCTGTATCTTTTCTTTTTTTTCCTGCACGACTAATATATTTTATTGCATTTCCTAAACTAAACCCTAAATCCCAAGCGTCAATAACTTTTATTGCTTCGTATTCATTATTTTTACCAAATTGATAATGGTCAGGATGATTTACCATTTCTTTTTCTATGTTAACATTAGATGAATTTACACACTGGCAATTACCATCTCCCCCATTTATTGGGTTACACGCACAATTATCTTTCATTTATATTATTAGTTTTTGTTATTAATAAACTCTGGTTTAACATTTGCTTTAGACTCCATCATTTTTTCAGATAACTCATAATCATCATCATTTTTATATTCCTCTAAGAGTTCTTCTGCGGTCGGTATTCCATTGTATTTAGATTTTAAATCATCAAAGTTTTTAGTATTAACATTTGAAAACATATTACTTAATGTAACCGATAATTCGTCAGCCATATCAATAGTGTCACTAATTGCTTTGATAACCTCGTATGGGTTTGCATTGGACGCTGGCCGTCTATCTTCAAGATACCCTTTCCATAATTCTGCAACTAACCTTGGAACTCTAATTGAAGCTCCTCTGTCACTTACCCCCCAACTAAATTTATGGATTGATTGTGTCTCATGTTTACCAGTTAATCTAAGATTATTATCTGAACCGTAAACTTCAATATGTTGTTCTTTTCTTGACTCAAGCGCATTGAATAGTGTTTTGAAATAACCTTCACCCCCAACTTCTCTCATCTTTTTTGTTGAAAAGTTTGTATGTAAACCCGAACCATTCCAATCACCCGCAGTAATAGGTTTTGGGTGGTAGTTAATATGATATCCGTATTTTTCAGATAATTTCTCCATCAAATATCTTGACATCCATAAATCGTCACCAGCTTTAATTTTACCTTTAGCAAACACTTGATATTCCCATTGTCCCAAAGCAACTTCAGCATTAACTCCGGTAATTTCAATCCCCATATTTAAACATAAATCCATATGTTCTTCAACTAATTGTCGTCCAACAACATTACTACCGACACCACAATAGTATTTACCTTGTCCTTCAATATGACCTCGATTAAATCCTAATATTGATTTCCCAATACCCTCTTGAATAAAATATTCTTGTTCAAACCCAAACCACATATCATTAACCTCGTCACCTAACATGGTTCTATGGTTTGATTCGTGTGGTGTTCCGTCAGGATTCATTACCTCACAAAACACATACACTTTATTATAACAATCATTCTCACGATATATTCGAACGGGTTTTAATATACAATCAGAACTATATCCTTCGGCTTGTTTTGTTGACGAACCATCAAAGTTCCATTCAGGTACTTTTGTTAAATCAGTAATCACACCTTCAATTACTTTTATCTTACTTCTTAAATTAGGTTCTGGCGCATATCCATCTAACCATACATATTCAATTTTTATCATCTTT